CCGCTGGCTGGCGCCGGCACCGACAACTGACATCCGAGGATCCAGAATGCAGACCGTCACCCTCAAACCGGCCGTCATCGACGGCGAACCGCTCAAGGTGCGCAAGCCCCAGGGCGGCTATCTCGCCACGCAGGGCGAGCCCATTGTGCTGACCACGTACTGGCGCCGGCGTCGCGACGACGGCGACGTGGTCACGGTCGATGAGACGCAGCCTGGCGCAGCCGCACCGGCCGATCCCAATCCGGCCGATACCCCGGTCACGCCCGCCAAGCCCGCCTCGGCCAAGGGCGCCAAGGCGGCCACCGAGTAACGATCCAAGGAGCCGCCATGCCGGACAACATCATTTTCAATACCATTCCGACTGACATCCGTACGCCGGGCCAGTACGTCGAGATCGACAATTCCAAGGCGTTGCGTGGGCTGCCGTCGCTCAACCGCCGTATCCTGGTGGTGGGCAACAAGCTGCCCGCCGGCTCGGCCGCGCCTCTGACCCTGTACCGTGTGAACAGCGGTGACGAAGGCGCCACGCTCTTTGGCCGCGGCAGCGTCCTGCACGAAATGCTGCGCCTGGCGCGTGCGGCGAACAAGACGAGCGACATCTGGGCGCTGGGCGTCGAAGACCTCGCGGCTGGCGTCGCCGCTACCAAGACCGTCACGGTCACCGGCCCCGCTGCCGCTGCCGGCACGATCGCCCTCTACATCAACGGCCAGAAGCTGTCGGTCGGTGTGGCGGCCGGCGATACCGCCACGGCCGTCGCCACGGCGATCGCCGCAGTCGTCAATGGCTATCAGAACGGCCCGGTCACGGCCGCGGCGGCCGCAGGCGTGGTGACGTTGACGGCACGTCACAAGGGCGCCTTCACTCAGGGCATCGGTGTGCTGGTCAACTTCTACGACGATGAAGCGCTGCCGGCCGGCCTGGCGCTGGAGATCGCCAATGGCGTGACCGGCACCGGCAACCCCGACGCGGCCGACGTGGTGGCAGCCATCTCCGACGAGTGGTTCTACACAATCATTTCGCCCTGGAGCGATTCGGCGAACATGGCGATCATCGAGGCCGAGCTCGACAACCGGTTCGGCGGGATGGACATGCGCACGGGCCACGTCTTCACGGGCATGGCTGGCACGCACGCCCAGCTCACGACCTATGGCTCTGCCCGCAACAACGAGCACAGCTCGTTCATCGGCGTGAAGAACCCTCCCCAGGCGCCGTACCTGTGGGCGGCCGTACACGGCGCGGTGGTCGAGTTCAACGGCGCCATCGACCCGGCGCGTCCCTTCCAGACGCTCGACCTGCCCGGCCTGTTGCCGCCCAGCCCGAAGGATCGCTTCCGTCGTGAAGAGCGCAACCTGCTGCTGCACGATGGTTGCAGCACGTTCACCGTGTCTCAGGACGGCATTGTCCAGATCGAACGCGTGGTCACCACGTACCAGACCAACGCCTGGGGGATCGAGGATGTCTCCTACCTGGACGTGGAAACGGTGTGGACGGCCGACTACATGCGCTATGCCTTCCGCACGGCCGTGGCCACGAACTTCCCGCGGCACAAGCTCGCCGACGACGGCACCGACTTCGACCCCGCCCAGCCGATCGCGACGCCGTCGATGATCGCGGGCGTCCTGATCGCCACAGCCAAATCCCTGGAGAAGGCGGGCCTTCTGGAGAACTTCGAGGACTTCAAGAAGAACCTCATCGTCCAGCGCAGCATGGTCGATCGCAACCGTGTCAATGCCGTCATCCCGCCTGACCTGGTAAACCAGTTCCGGGTGTTTGCGGGCAGCATCCAGTTCATCCTGTAAGGAATCGAGAACATGCCTCAAGTTACTGGCCGAGTATTCATCAGCGTGGGCGGCCGCCGCCTGCGCAGCAAGCCTGGCGCCACGCTCGACATCGGTGGCGTTTCCCGAGCGCCTGTCACGAGCGACAGCGGCGTCGACGGCTACACCGAGTCCACCGCTGCGCCGGCGGTCAACTGCACCATCAGCCACATGTCCGGCGTGAGCCTGGCCGACCTGGCCTCGATCAGGGACGAGACCATGCGGTTCCAGACCGACACCGGCATCGGCTACACCATCCGCGGCGCCTGGTTGTCGGCGCCTCCTGTGCTGGGCGGTGGCGGCGAGGTCACGCTCGCCTTCAACGGCGTCGAGTGCATCGAGGGCTAGGCCCCTCTGTAAACCCATTTCAAGGAAGACCATGAATACTCCCCTGACCGTTATCAAGACGCTGCCTTCGCCCTGGGTGGTAGGCGGCAAACCCGTCACCGAGATCGAAGTTCGCGAAGCGTCGCTGGGCGACTCGCTCGAGGCCGAGAAGGAAGCCAACCCGGCCCTGCAGCCGACCGCCTTCCAAGTCGCGCTGGCCTGCCAGGTGCTCGTGCGCGCGGGCGATGACACCGGCCCCTTCGTGCCGGCGCAGTTCAAGTCCCTCAAGGGCAAGCAGTGGGCCGTCTTCCGCGAGGCCATGCAGGAGGCGGAAAAGCTGGGGGAAGACTGACGCGCGGCCGCGAGGGCGCGCTGCTGCAGATCATGCTCTTGGCATCCCGGCTGGGTTGGAGCCGGGCCGAGATCCTGGCGCTTCCCTTGGCGGAAGCGCAGTTTTATGTAGATCAGCTCACTAAGAAGAGGTCCGGGGAATGAGCGAATTCGTCGTTGGGGTTCGTGTCGATGGCACCGCGGCCGGCCTTGCCAAAGCCGCGCTGGAAGCCAAGAAGGCCCTGGACAACATGGCCGTCGCGGGGGCCAAAGACCTTACCGCCATCGGTCGTGCCACCAAACAGACCGAAACCTCGCTTGTGAACATGGCGACGCGCACCCAGCGCGAGTTCGCCCGCATGGCCCAGGCGCGGGAAACCCTGGGCATCCGCTCCGAGCACCGGATCCAGCAGGAGATATTGCGTACGCAGGCCGCCTACCAGCGCCTGGCCAGCAGCGGCACGATGACCTGGCGCGAACAGCAGCGTGCAGCCGAGCAAATGCGCCAGACGGTCGGACGGCTGAATGCCGAGATGGGCGTCTACAGCGGAAAGCAGCGCTTGGTCGCCGGCGCTCAGAAGGCTGGCCTGATGGCGGCAGGCGTCATGGCGGGTGCCGCCGTGGTGGCGCCGAAGGTCAATCGGGCGTTCTCTTACGGGGATCAGCTCGCGAACATGGCCAACACCGCCTACGGAGATGCCTCTCTCAGCGCCGCCGAGGACCGAAAGCGGCGCTTTGAGGGCATGAAAGCGATGGACCTGGCAATCCGCGCCGCCGTCGACGCCAACAGCAGCACTCAACAGGAGGCGGCGGGGGCACTGAGCGAAGTGCTATCTTCCGGTCGGTTCGGTACGGATGATTCTCTGGCCATCTTCAAGGAAGCCGTGCTCGCTGGAAAGGCCAACCAGACCGCCGCGACCGACTTCGTCAAGATCGCATTTTCTGCCAAAGAAACCATGGGCATCGCGCCCAAGGACATGGCCCGGCTGTTTGGTATCGCGACCTATGCGGGTCAGAGCGGCCCCTTCGAAGTAAGCGACATGGCTAGGGCGCTCCCCAAGCAGTTCGGGTTGGCGCGAAACGTCGGGATTACAGGCCTTGAGGGAGCGGCAAAGGTCGCCGCATTGAATCAGGCTACAAGGCTTGTGGCGGGGACGTCCGATCAGGCAGCGACGCTCTCCGAGAACCTCTTGGCCAAGATGGGTTCAGAGGACGCAAGGAACAATTTTTCCAAGCTAGGGATTCCGTACAACAAGAAGATCGTTGAAGGTCGGATGCAAGGCTTGGATGCTCTTGATGTCACTGCAAACCTCATCGAAAGCCTCCTTGGCAAAAACAAGAACTACCAGAAGGCGCTGACAGCCTACAACGCTGCGCCGGAGGGGAGTGCGCGCAAGGCGGCATTGGACGATGTCATGAACGTCGCCAAAGGCGAGGTGATCTCCAAGATTTTCCCCGATAGAGAGGCCGGCAGCGGCATGGCGGCATATATCCTCGATCGTGCGAACGCCAACAAGATCGCCCAGGAATCACTGCTGTACGGAACGGATTCCATCGAACGAAACATGTGGACGGTGAAAGCATCTCCAAGTTTCGACCTGAATCGGGCGAAGCAGGCCGCTGAGTTCGCTAACTACGACGCCATGATCAAGTTGGGACCGGCTGTTTCAACAGTTGCGGACTCATTCGCCGAACTGGCGAAGACGTCTCCAGAGTTCGCTGCCGCGATCAGCGGGGCTACCACCGTCCTGCAGGGAGTGGCCGTCGCCGCCGGAGTTGTTGGGGTGGGCGGCGCGGCGCTTGGCGTCGGAAAGGTGGCAACCTCCATAGGGGCTGCGCGGGCTGCCAGAGCGGCTGCCACTGCTGCCGCGGCAGCCGCTCCTGCCGGTGCCACAAGCGCACTAGGCGGCGCCGGAGCAGGCGCCGCTGGAGGCATCAGTGCCGCAGGCGCGCTGTCGGCTGGCTTTCTGGTTGCGGCTCCCATCGCTGGCGCTTTGGTGCAAGACAATATGTTCCGTACCGAGGAAGGACTGCGCAGTCGCATCGCTCAGCGTGAAGAGAGGATCAAGATGTTCGACGAATTGATCGCGACGAAACAGGAGATTGGCGACACGCCGCTGTCTATCAGTAAGGTGCAGGCCGAGCGCGACGACATGGTTGCTTCGCGAGACGAGATGACGCGTCGGCTGCAGGAGCTACTGGCCACGACCAAGATCGGTGGCGAGGTCAACGTCAACATCACCGCCGCCCCGGGCATCCAAGCCAATGCTGACTTGCAGCCCAATGACGGCACCCGCATGACGGGTAATGTCGGGCGCACCAACGTGAACACGGATTGATATGGGCTGGCGTGAAGAACAGCGCAGGGTGGCGCATCCCAACGGGATGGCCGTGGGTGCGAGCTTTCGGGGCGTGCCGTTTCGCACAACCGATTCGGATACGGGTGTCGGCCGGCGCAACGAGGTGCACGAGTACCCCATGCGGGATCTGCCCTATGCCGATGACCTGGGCCGCCGAGCGCGCGAGTTCCAGGTCAATGGCTACGTGGTGGGGGAGAACTACCTCCAGGAGCGGGATGCGCTCATCGAGGCGCTCGAAACGTATGGGCCGGGTGAGCTGATACATCCCAAGTACGGCATGCTCAACGTGGTTGTCGTGGGCCGGGTCAGCATCCGAGAGTCTCATTCTGAGGGAGGCATTGCCCGGTTCGCCATTACCTTTGCCGAGGCTGGCGAGAATACCTTTCCGCAGTCGGCCACCAGCACTCAGGATGGGGTCCACGACGCGGCGGATGTTCTTGGAGCGGCATCCGTAGATCGCTTTGCCTCGCTGGTCGACGTCGCCGGCGCCGCGGCCCTGGCCGCTGACCTGGTCGGCCGCGTCAATTCCAGCCTGGATGCCCTGCAGCGCATGGTGGGCCTGAACGGCCTGGTCGATATCGCCGGCGACATCGTACGCGGCGCCTCGTCCATCGCTGGCCGTCTTTCCACGCTGATCCGCACGCCTGAGACGCTCGCCCTGCAGCTGCAGTCGCTGTACCAGCAGCTTGGCCTGGCCATCAAGCGACCGAAATCCGCGATGGCTGACCTGCGTACGGAGTATGGCTCCAATGACCCTGCACCTTGGACAGCTCCCGTCGGATCCGTGTCCTCGCCCCAGGGCGCCACCTCGGCCCGCCGGGTGGTGAACGCGGCAGCGATGGAGGAATTCACTCGCACCCAGGTGATCGCGACCCAGGCGCGCATCCTGACCGACGCTATTGAAGCCAAGGAAGTGACGACAGCCCAAGACGCGCGCGACCAGGCCGACGTGGTGCTGGAGGAGATCGATCACGAGCTCGAGGCGTACGATCCTCCTGCCCAGATGGCGGCAGCGCTCATTGCGCTGCGGGTGGCCATCGTGCGGGACGTGGCGGAGCAAGCTGACCGCCTGCAGCAGCGGGCGACCTATACGACCCAGGCCATGCTGCCGGCGCTGCTGATCGCCCAGCGGGTGTACCAGGATGGTTCGCGGGCTGACGAACTCGTCACGCGCAACCAGGTGCGCAACCCGCTCTTCGTGCCGGCCGGCGACCTGGAGGTGCTGCGCTAATGGCCCAGCTCGACGAAAACCTGATCACGCTGGTGGTGGGCGGCCAAGCCTACGGCGGCTGGAAGAGCCTGGAGGTGGAGCGCGGGATCGAGCAGCTTGCTGGAGAATTCCAGCTCACGCTGACCCATCGGTGGCCGGGCGAAGACGCCCCGATCGGCCTGCGCGAGGGCCTGCCGTGCGAGGTGAAATTTGGTCAGGACCTGCTGATCACCGGCTACATCGACACGATCGATATCGACCTGACCGATACTTCGTGCAGGCTCAACGTCAGCGGACGCGACAAGACGGGGGACCTGGTCGACAGCTCAGCCATCCACGGCACCGGCCAGTGGAAGAACGTGCGCCTGGAACAGATCGTGCGTGACATCTGCAAGCCGTTTGGCATCGAAGTGCTGGTGCAAACGGACACCGGTGAGGCGATCAGCAGCTTCTCGCTGGACGACGGTGAGAAGGCGTTCGATGCGATCGACCGCGCTGCGCGGTCCAAGGCGATCCTGGTGAGCAGCTCGCCGGCCGGCCAATTGGTGCTGACCCGTGCCAGCGAGACGCTGATCGAGACCAAGCTGGTTGAAGGCCTGAACATCCGGCGAATCAGCGCGCGACACACCTGGGCGCGACGCCATTCCGAGATCCGCATGAAGGCGCAAGTCGCGGGCAACGACAACCAATTCGGTGCCACGGCCGCCCATATCCAGGCCAAGGCAACGGATCCGGAGATTGACCGGTACCGGCCGCTGATCATTCACTCCGAGCAGGGCCTGAGCAACGCCGAAGCCAAGGAACGTGCGCAGTGGGAAGTCTCAACGCGGATGGGGCGCGGCAAGCGGGCTCAGATCGTGGTGGTGGGCTGGCGCACGGGTCAGGATGGCCAGATCGGCGATCTGTGGCTGCCCAATACCCTCGTGAGGGTCACTAGCCCGCGCATGTTTCTGGATCTGGATCTGCTGATCACCTCCTGCCGGTACACGCTGGACGAGACCAATGCCCGCCGCACAGCGCTCACCGTCTGCCGGCCGGAGGCGTTCGATCTGGAGGGCGCGTCGCCTCGCCGCCGGCGCAAGCGTCGCAAGCAACATCCTGACGACTCCCCCTGGGATCTGTCCGGAACGGGACGGCGCGAAGAATGAACATTTCCTCAGCCTTGAATCGGATCCGGCTGGCCATCGCCCGCGCCCTGGTTGGCCAGGTCAGCGACGGTGGCGGCCTGCAGACCGTCCAGATCGGTATCCAGGCCGATGTCGGCCGCGACCAGGTCGAACGGTTTCAGCAGTACGGCATGACCTCGGTGCCGCACCCCGGCGCCGAATGCGTGACCCTGTCCGTGGGCGGGAACACCGACCACCAGGTGGTGATCAGTGTCGATGATCGCCGCTACCGGATGCGCGGCCTGAAGACGGGTGAGATGGCCATATACGACGATCAGGGTATGTCGGTGCACCTGACCCGCGATGGCATCGTGATACGGGGCGCTGG